TAAAAAATTAAAAGGGTTACCTATTTTGTCAGGATAATCTCATAAGTTGCTGATTTACAAGTACTTACGACACAACGCAGGGGTGGAGGGGTGCTAGCGTTGGCCCCGGTGGGTTTGCACGGATATGTAAAACGCCCCAAAAAAAATTAGTAAACTCAAGGGGCTATACTTGACAACATTCATGCAATCTGACAATTCCTTATATATGTTGTATTTATGTATGGTATTGGTTTTGCAAATTTGCAACAGGTGTTTTGCAATATTGCAATAGGGTATGCAGGAGAAAAAACAGCTAGAAACAGAGATCAAGCAGGCGATTGTAGAGGTCGCCAAGGACAAGGAGATGCGTAAGGTCAAGAGTCTATCTAGGCACAACCCTGAGAGGGTCGCCAAGGTACTGTACTTATCTGCCATAGGAGTATCTCAGACGAGCATAGTTCGTAAATATGACATACCTAGAGCCGTGGTCATCAGTATAATGGTGGACTACGCAGATTACAGAAACAAGTTCCGTGAGCTGGGCGGCAAGCTATCTGCACGATCCTATGTTAATCTAGAGAGTTTAGAAGAGGATATTATACAATCAGTCAGAGAACGCATACAAACAGGAGAGTACGAACCATCTCCGAAAGACATCAAGGAGATCAGTATAGCTAAGTCAAACTCGGCAAGGCAGGCTATGACAGCTAGAGGTGAGGCTTCGCAGATAACCGAGAGCCGAAATGTAGTAACCCAAGAGGACTACAATGATACAATTAAGGCTGCGGAAGAACGCATTAAACAGATAAAAGGAGAGATAATAGATGCAGATTGATATGACAAAACAAGAGCGTAAGGCATTTAATGATGCCAAGGCTATACTAAGCGAGCACTTTGAGAACTATGCCTTAGTGGTTATAACAGAAGAAAACGCACTTAGATATGACTACAAGAATCACTACATTGGCAAAATGCTAATGCGTGAAGCCTTATCTGAGATGAACAAGGATATAGTAGACATAATATGGGATGACGAAGAAGCCGAGGTAGAAGATGAAGAAGAATAGATGGAACTAACCTTTACAAAGCACCCAATCATTCAGCCGCCTACTGACGAGCAGATTGTTCTTCTAGGTAAGAATGATCCACAGTTATTGGCTGATTTGCACAGGGTGCACGAAGGTAGAATCCAATCTAGTATAGATGAACCTCTGAAGCACGGCTTTGACCTAGATGGTTGGAAGCGAATGCAGACAGGGTTAGAGCAGTACAATGAGTGCCTAGTACTTGGTGGTAACCGTAGTGGTAAGACTACAGGATGTGCAAAGATGGTCATGCAGGCAGTTACTGAAAGCATGGATGGTCATATTGTTTGTTTTTCTCAGAATGCTGATACATCGGTCAAGGTGCAGCAGGCTGCCATATGGGAAATGATGCCGAAGGAGTTCAGAAAGAAAACAAAGAGCATAGATGGATATATTAATTTTTCTATGCAGAACGGATTTACAGGGTCTTCGTTTATTTTTCCTGACACCAAGACTAGAGTAGATTTCAAGACTTATACGCAGTTTACGAACAATCAAACCATCTTAGAAGGTTTTGAGTTCGGCTTCAAGAAGGCAGAAGGACTAAACATAGGAGCTTGGCTTGATGAGTACCTAGGTGATTCGGCATTGGTAAATACACTTAGGTTTCGTTTAGCCACTAGAGATTCTAAGTTAGTTATTGGATTTACACCGATTGATGGGTATACCCCATTTATTTCTGAGTATCTAAAAGGAGCAGAAACCAAAGAGACCAAACCTGCCGAGCTTCTAAACAATGAGTCCGTGCCTATTGTGCAGTACAGCCCTGATAGAGATGCCTCTATAGTTTATTTGCATTCAGATGAAAATCCATTCGGTGGATATACTCGTATAGCCAAAGACCTCAAAGGCAGACCTCAAGATGAAATCAAGGTGCGTGCATACGGCTTACCTGTTAAGTCAATGACAAGTCTGCTACCATTATTTAATACAGAAGTAAATGTACTATCTCAGACAAAAAACAAATACGGAATGCAATTTCCAGATATTACCAATCAGCGAAGATACAGTTGTTATCAAGTGGTTGACCCTGCCGGAGCTAGAAACTATGTTTCAATTTGGGCAGGAGTGGATGCAGAAGGTAGAGTTTTTATACGGAGAGAGTGGCCCGATAGAGATACATATGGCGAATGGGCAATATATGGTGATCCGAAATGGAAGTACGGTCCTGCTGCTAAAAAACTAGGATACAATGTTCAAGGATACGCTGAACTCTTCTACGAAATAGAAAAAGAGCTCGGCATAGAAGTTGTAGAGCGAATAGGTGACTCCAGGTATTTTGCTAGAGAGAATGAGGACAACGATGACTTGTTTACTAGTTTCTATGACTACGGAATGCACTTTGTGCCTTCGGATGGTCGCACAGAGGAGATGGGCATTTCTGCATTAGATGATTGGTTCAGCTATAATCCAAATGCAGATATAGATGCAGCTAATTCACCAATGTGCTATATTCATTCGGACTGTAAGAATTTAATTGAAAGTTTAATTAACTATAATTCAAAAGGAAAATCAGATGAAGCTCTCAAGGACTTTTTTGATTTAATAAGGTATCTTCGTATGGCTAACGCTGGAGAAGGGCCTGATCATATTAGTTCAAGAGAATTACTAACAACTACAACAACAAAAGGAGGCTACTAATGGCAAAACGAAAACTAACAGAGTTAGCAGAAGAATACGGCATATCTTTTGATGAAGCGAAGGATTTGGCTTTTGAAAAATTTGATGAAGATATGATTACAGGTAAAGGTAAAAACACATGGATTGACGAAAGGGGTCAAGCTATGCTAGATGACCTTGTTCCTATTGATATAATCTACAGAGGGCGTGTAGTGGCTGAAGCACCAAATCCTAATTATGTAATTACATACATAAAGGAGTTAACTGCTAAAGTACCTGTACGCATCCCTATACGATATAAAGGAATGCTAAATAATAAAATAATTCATGTACAAGCCGATAATACAGGTCATGCACCGAAGTATAATTGGATACCTACAAAAGTAAGAACATAGTTTATGGATAACGATAATATTTCGGAAGCACTAACATATGTCTCGGAGAGTCCGAGCATAAATACTCTGCGTTATGCTTATGACCAAACAGTAACAGAGCTAGAGGCATACTTTGATTTATGCCGAAGCAGTTACGATGACAGGCGAAATTGGTGGGCAGGCAAAAGCCGTGATCACAGAAAGCATGGTTCAGATGCATTCCCTTGGGAAGGTGCTGCCGATATGGAAGCCCACACAATCGATGAAAGAATTACTCGTCTTGTATCTTTGTTTATGTCTAGCCTCAATCGTGCTAATGTCCGTGCTTTCCCTGTAGAAGCAGGAGACATGGCTCGATCTAAAGTTGTATCTAGCTTTTTGAAGTGGATGGTAACTTCTGGTTACATTCCAAGGTTTCAAAAGGAGATGGAACTCGGTGCTAACTATCTTTTGGAGCGTGGAATACTAATTACCTATGTAGGTTGGCATCGTGAAGATCGCAGATTTCTTCAAGAGCTTGATTTAGAGCAAATTGCACAAATGCAGCCTGAAATAGTTGATTTAATTCAGTCAGGTGAAGCCGACAATGAGTTAGTAAGTACTATTCAGCTAGTTTTTCCAACTGTAAGCACTAAAAGGGCTAAAAAAGCCATCAAAGACCTTAGAAAAACAGGAAAAGCAATATTACCTGTTGTTCAAAGACAAATTGATGCCCCTGAAGTCAAAACATTAGCACCGGATGGAGATTTTTTCTTCCCTCCGTATGTTACTGACCCTCAGAGAGCCCCATATTGCTTCTGGAAGACCTATTATACTGCTCAAGAGCTAGAAAACAAGGTTGTAACCGATGGATGGGATGCAGATTTCGTTTCTTATGTAATTGATAAGTACAGAGGTGTAAATATTGACAGCATTGAGCGTGAGCAAGAAGGTAGACGCAGTATTTCACTTACTGATAATGCTTATGAAGCAGAAGAACTCATTGAGATTGTTTATGGTTATCAAAGACTAATTGACAAAGAGGATGGATCAGAAGGTATTTACTGCACAGTATTTCACAAAGAGTTCGATGGCAATGATGAAGCCCCAGGCTTTGCAAAATTTGAATTATTAAATGGATACGAAGATTATCCTGTAGTAGTAAGTAAGTTATCTGAGGATTCTAAGCGTTTGTACGATACACAAACAGTACCTGATATTCTTCGAGGTATCCAAAACCAAGTAAAAGTAGAGCGTGATTCTAGAATAGATAGAAACTCACTAGCTACTCTACCTCCGATACTGCATCCTGTAGGTCAAGCACCAACCGATTGGGGGCCTGGCAGAATGATTCCATATCGCAGAAAAGGAGACTTAGACTTTGCACCTACACCACCTAGCCCTGTTGGTTCTATTGAAATAGAAAAAACAATGGAAGCACAAGCAGATAGACTTTGTGGATTGGATGAAACATCTCAAATCTCGCAGATTCGCAAGCAGTTCTTAGTTGATAAGTTCTTGCAGCACGCTGCAGAAGTACTGCGTATGTCATACCGATGCTTCCAAAGATTCGGACCTGATAGTGTTTTCTTCCGAGTAACAGGAGTGCCTGACCCTCAAATGTTCAGCAAGGGCAACCCTAATGAAAATTTTGATATTCTAATAAATTACGATGTTTTGAATACTGACCAAGAAACAATGGCAAGCAAACTACAACAGTTAGTTTCGCTTACATCATTGGATCGAAGTGGCAGAATAAATATGGATAGCTTACTTGATGTAGTAGCAGGTGCAATTGATCCTGTACTAGCTGATAGTATCTTACAACCTGCAGAGCAAGCACAGCAACAAATGGTAAAAGATGTTACTGATGACTTGACAAAAATCTTCGCTGGTATTGAAATGCCTGCAAGACCAAATGGTGCACAGATTGCATTGCAAGTTATCCAACAATATACTGCTCAAGAAGATATTGCAGCTCGCCTACAACAGGATGAGAGCTTTGCAGCTAGACTTGAGAAATATGCTGGTCAATATACATTTATGATGCAACAAGCACAGAATGCACAAATTGGTCGTATAGGTACTGCTCCTGCACAAATGGGAGGAATGCAAACACAACAGATGTAATGAGTTTAGTAAATTTAGAAGAAGATATAAAAACACTAAATCAGCATGAGTCCTTCGCAAGATTCATAGAAACGATTTATTCACTACGAGAAGAATCCATTGCTTCATTATTTGAATCAGATAAAGAGCAAGTTCAACAACTGTCAGGAATGATATTAGCCTACGATCAAATACTAAAAATAGTAGATTGGAACGGACTGCAGTTAAAACATATGGGTAGGCTAAATAAAGACTTGTAGTATCCTATATAATACATTTATCGCTAACGCTTCAGCGTCAAGAAGTGGAAACAATTAGTTATGCAACAAGAAGTCACATCGGAAGCCGCCCAATCCGAAGAAACAGAGGCGAATACATTGTCAAATATATCAGCGTCAGAGTACATACAAAGACGCTTGGGTGCAATGCAGAATCAAGAGCAACCTAAAGAGGAAGTTCAAGAAACTGAAGAAGCACCAGTTGTTGAAGAAGAAGTCGAAGAAGTAGCAGAAGCTGTTGATGAGAGTACAACAGAAGAAGTTACGGAAGAGGAGTCTTCTGAAGATGTTCTTTCACAGTTAGATTTAGACGAAATGTCTGATGAGGAACTCAGAGAGTTATCTGATAAACTTGGAAGCCGTGCAGTCGCAAGGTTTGGTGAACTTACTGCAAAGCGTAAAGCTGCAGAAGAAAAGGTAAAAGCCCTTGAAGCCGAACTTGGTAAGCAAAACCCATTAGAAAAAGAACCAGAGATTGCTGAAAATCCTTATTCTGATTTAAATACATTAGAAGATTTACAGGGTAAAGCACAAGAAATAAATAAGGTTATTGAATGGGCAGAAGAAGTATTGTTTAACGCAGATGAATACGGAGCACATGATGAGATAACTACTGTCGAAGGCAAAGGACTCACAAAGGCAGAAGTAAGAAAGAGCCTATTAAATGCTCGTAAGTCAAGAGACAAATTCTTACCTGCACAACTGAAGTCCATTCAGAAAGTAGAACAAGCTAAAATGCTGAAGTCTAGCTTTCAAGAGCAAGCCGAGAAAGAGTTGTCCTGGATGCAAGGAGAAGATAATGATACTCGTAAGCGTTATGAAGCAATGATCAATGATCCACGCTTTGTAAAGTTAGAAGAGTCCGTAGACCCGGAAGTGGGTGCTCAGTTAAATTATCTTATTGCTCACGCAGCAAACAGTATGTACGGCAGAAAACTTGTTAAAGAAACTGCCGTTTCACCTAAGTTGAATCCACCGACAACAGGAACTCCATCAGCATCAAAATCTGAAAAAACTGTAAGCAAATCTTCTAAAGCCGTAAAAGAGCTTTCTCAACGATTTAAAACATCTGGCAACAAAAGTGATTTCATATCTCTCAGAACCCTTCAATTATCAAATCGTTAAATAATATAAGTTATGTCATTTTCAGACACATATGATCCAACAAAGTCCGTACTAAGCGGACCCGGTTCTGCTGTTTCCAATCGTGAAGACTTGACAGATGTCTTGTCAATTCTTGCACCTGAAGAAACGCCAGTTCTTTCCTCTGCATCTAAGCAGAGAGCGTCATCCACTTTCGTAGAGTGGACAGTAGATTCATTAGCCGATGTAAGCACAGCAGGTGTTTCAGAAGGTGCTGATGTAACATCATTCACAGACAAATTCTCAGGTCGTGCTCGTCTTGGTAACTACACTCAGAAGTTCCGTAGAGACTACATGGTATCTGACCTACAAGAAGCAGTTGATTCTGTTGGGCCTGCAAAGATTGCTCAAGCAGAAGCAAAAGCTATCCGTGAGTTAAAGCGTGATGTCGAAGCTACATTATTATCAGACAATGAAATGTCTGCAGAAGATGGAGCAGGTACACCTTACAAACTTCGTGGATTAGGTAAATGGATTCAGAATGGTGCTCAAACAACCAACCCTGTTCCAGAATCATTCCGTACTCCTACAACTTCTATTAAAGAAGATGCTTCTACATTGTTAGAATCAGAGTTTAATGACTTGATTACATCAATCTACCGTGAAACAGGAACAACTAACAGTCTTACACTAGTTGCTGATACTGCATTACGCAGAGTTATTTCTGACTTTGCTCGTATTGGTGTTTCAGGTGAAAATCGTGAGTTCAATGTAAGTGGTGACTCAGGAACAATTCGTCTATCTGTTGAGCTTTATCAGTCAGATCACGGAGTGGTTTCAATCATCAACATGAACCCTGATTGTGCTCCTGATACAACTAACAAGGACACAGGTTACTTAGTTAATCCTGAATACTACGGTGTTCATGAATTAATTCCAATGGGCTCAACTCGTCTACCAAATCTTGGTGGTGGTGAGCGTGGTTATGTGGATTGCTCACTTACATTAGGTGTGTATCATCCACAAGCTCACGGTAAAATCACAACAATTGCTTAATAACTAGGAGGTATATAATTATGAGTAAACTAACTATAAATGAAGCTAATGGTGATTTCACCCATGTCATTCGACTAACAGCCGCAGATATTGTCGCAGCTGGAACAAGTAGCGTAAAATTCGCTTCTATTCCTGCTGGAGGTGCAATCGATGTAGCTTTCGCTACTGAATCAAGTGCAATTTCTGGAGCAACTGATATTACTCTTGATGTTGGTACAGGAACAGATGTTGATACACTTATCGACAACTTTGATTTAGATGCAAACAATGGAGCACCTGTTTATAACACAGGTACATCATTTGTACAATCTGCTGGAAATACTACTATTGCTGGTGGTGCTCAACCTGTTGAGCAAAAATCATCAGCTACTGATGTAATTTACACATTTGGTGGTACTACCGGTAATGTAACTGCTGGTGAAGTTATTATTGGAATTCGTGTATTCGATCCATTACGCTTCTCACAAGCCTAAATAATTCTTGGTATGGGGGCGAAAGCCCCCTACCTTTTATTTTATGACTGATATTATTACAGACTTACCTAGAAGTTTCACAGATGGTGAAATTGACCAGGCATTCATGAAAGAGCTTATCAATGGCTTTGAGATTGAAAAGCGAACAGAGCACGAAAGAGTATCTATCGCTAGAAAGGAAGCACAACTAACAAAAG